GTATAAATAGTTAGATGGCAATACTACAATCAGGATACACGGACGCTCAAAGAACAAATGCAAGTGCTAGAAGCTCTCGTTTATATAAAGATATTTCTTTAAGTTTTGAACGGAATTTAGCCACACAAGATATTATCCAAAAGACTGACATTGAAGCAGTTAAGCAATCAGTAAGGAATCTCATATTAACAAATCATTATGAACGACCTTTCCATCCAGAAATAGGATCAAGTGTTAGGAATATTTTATTTGAGCCTATCAACCCTATTACTGCTAGTGTATTAACTCGTTTGATTGGTGAGGTTATCGCAAATTTTGAACCAAGAGCAAGACTTGTGGGTGTAGATGCTCGACCCAATTTTGATGATAATGCCTATGAGGTAACAATTAGTTTTTATGTAATTAATATACCAGGTGAATTAGTTAATTTAGATGTAATGCTAGAAAGAAGTAGATAAGATGGCTAAAAGATTAAATGTAACAGAATTAGATTTTGATACCATTAAAGGTAATTTAAAGACATTCCTAAGAAACCAAGACCAATTTACAGATTATGATTTTGAAGGTTCTGGTCTTTCTAACATTTTAGATTTATTAGCATACAACACACATTACAACGCTGTCTATGCCAATGTTTTGGCAAATGAAATGTTTATTGATAGCGCTGACTTGCGAAACAGTATTGTTTCACACGCCAAGCATGTTGGCTATACTCCTCAAAGTGCTACATCACCTATTGCTTATTTAGATTTAACGGTTGTTGGTGCAACTGGTAATACTCTTACAGCGGCAAGAGGTACAACTTTTCAAACAACTGTTGATAGCGTTACTTATAATTATTTGGTGAAAGACGATACAACAATTACACCAAGTGCAGGTGTTTATTCTTTTTCAAGTTTACCTGTTTATGAAGGAACTTTAGTCACGAACAAGTATACTGTTGATACGGCAAATGCAGACCAAAGATTTTTAATTGCGAATGAATTAGCAGATACAACAACATTAAAAGTAACGGTTCAAAATTCTTCTGCTGATTCAACTACAGCAACATATACACTTGCTACAGATTTAGCAGATGTAACAGGTACCTCAACTGTTTATTATCTTGAAGGTGCTGAAGATAGTCAACACGAAGTATTTTTTGGTGATGGGGTTTTAGGTAAATCACTATCAACAGGAAACATTGTGACCTTATCTTATATTGTAACTAATGCAGACGATAGTAATGGTGCAACAACTTTTTCGTTGTCAGGTAATGTGGGTGGGTTTACAAATGTTACTGTTACAACAGCAACTAATTCTGCTGGCGGTGCTACAGCGGAGAGTGCTAACAGTATTCGTTTCAATGCACCCAAAAGTTGGACAACACAAAACAGAACAGTAACAGCAAGAGATTATGAAAGTAAGGTTAAGCAAATATTTACCAATGCAAAGTCTGTTCAAGTATGGGGTGGAGAGGATCACGACACACCTGTTTATGGACGAGTTTATATTAGTATTAATCCTAAAGTAGGTACATCATTAACAGAAGCAAAGAAAACAGATATTATTTTACAATTGAAAGATTTTAATGTAATGTCTATTACACCTGTCATAGTGGATCCAACTACAACATATTTACAGTTAGTAGTAGATGTAAAATATGATGCTAAATCTACAACCAAATCAAAAGATACTATTAAGTCACTTGTTACAAGTGCAATTACAACATATAATTCAGATGAGTTACAAGAGTTTGACCAAATGTTTAGGCACAGTAAATTTATATCAACAATGAACAAGGTTGATACTTCTATTCTGTCAAATATTACAACAGTTAAATTACATAAGTCATTTACGGCAACTACAACAGCTGCAACAACTTATACTATCAATTTAAATAATGCATTGTACAATCCACATTCAGGACATAATGCAACTGCTGGTGGTATTCTATCATCAAGTGCATTTACGATTAATGGTGATGTAACAAATGATTATTATTTGAATGATGATGGTGATGGTAATGTCCGTATATATTATTTAAGTGCTGGTACAAAAATTTATACAAACAATACATTGGGTACAGTTAATTATACAACTGGACAAATAGTACTTAATGCATTGTATATAACTTCTGTTGGTGATGTTGATGGTGCAACTTCCACAGATGTCCGTTTGACTATTATACCAAATTCTGTTGATACAATACCTGTTCGTAATCAATTGTTAGCGATAGATGAGACCAATTCAACGGTAACTGTTTCTGCTGATACTTTTGAAACAACATCAGGTATAGGTTATACTACGGCTACAAGTTATGCGAGCTAATCAATGGCAAAGTTTGCAAAGAAATTAAATCCTCTTGTAAGTAGGCAATTACCTGAACACATCCAAGCTAATAGTCCTTTATTAGTAGATTTCATTAAACAATATTATGAGTTTATGGACTCAGCACAGATTACACTATCAAGTGTAACTGCTTCTGACCAAGTATTACTAGAAACAGAAACAGAAGGTCATTTGGCAATGGATGCTACTGATGAACACGGTAGCGATGAAGGTGATTTTCTTTTAAGTGAACAAGGGACTGTAGGTGAATTTACAAAAGGTGAAACCATTACTGGTGGCACTTCAGGTGAAACGGCAACAATACTTGCTGAAGATACTGACAATTTAAAAATTTGGATTTCTGCTAACTCAAAATTTATTACAGGTGAAATTATTACTGGTAGTACTTCAGGTGGTAGTGGCATTGTTGGAAAATACCGTGCTAATCCAAATGAAGTTCTTACACAACTTTTAGAATATGCAGATGTCAATGATTCGTTAGATGATTTCTTTACAAGTTTTAGAAACGCTTTTCTCCAAACAATACCAAATGATTTGGATGACAATGTAAATAAAAGACAACTTACAAAAAATATTCTTTCCTTGTATAAAAGAAAAGGTACAAAGAAAGGACATCAAATCTTTTTTCGTGCATTACTAAATGAGGAAGCAGAATTATATTATCCAACTGTTGATATGTTGCGAGTATCAGATGGTAAATGGACAACAAAAAAAATAATTAGAGCAACACTTCTTACACCAACAACTGGTGATATGACCCGCCTTACAAGTCAAACAGTTACACAGGATAATGTTATTACTGATGCTAATATTAATTTAGCTACTGCTGTTGTTGATAGCGTATCAGTTTCTAATATTAATATTAGTGGTACTCAAACAAGTGTAGGAACATTTGTGTTGAATAATGTTACAGGAACTTTTGTGGATGGACAAACATTTTATGCTACGGATAATGAAGACAGTTCCGTAAGAATTACTTGTACTATAGGATCCATAATGGATGATATTACAGTTACATCACCAGGTCGTTATTATACAGTAGGTGAAACTGTTGCAATATCAGGTGGTGGTGGAGATGGTGCTTCGGCACAAGTTGAAGATACATCATACGGTTCAATTGAAAATATTATTGTTGAAACACCTGGTACAGGTTATGTTGTTGGTGATACTTTATCTGTCACAAACCCCACATATGGTTCTGGTCTTGCTGGTAGAGTTGAAGTTGTCAATGGAGGTTTTCGATTAGAGGCAGATAGTTTAGAAGAAGGTCGTATTATTATGGAAGATACTACAGATGATATGGTTGTAATGGAGGACGCAACAAATTCAAGTTTAGGTGATGTTGTTAAAGTATTAATTACTAATAGTGGTTATGGATATGCTTCATTACCTACAGTAACAATTAGTACAAGTACTGGTACTGGTGCAGGTGTTTTTCCTGTTTCATCAGGTGTAGGTAAAGTATTAAGTGTTAAAAATGTTGACCAAGGATTTAGTTATGAAACAGCGCCAACTTTGTCACCAAGATTGCATATGCAGATTGATACCCTATCTGCTAATTTTACGGATGGTGAAACGATTAGTGCAACAGCTGAAGATAATATTATTTTAGAGAGTGCAGATGCTTTAGATGGTGACATAAGTTTAGAGGATTACAGGCATCCTCGTTTCAGACAAGAAGACGGTTATGGTGATATTGAGCTTGAAGATGATACTGGTGTGCTAGAAGTGGAAGAAAACATTACAGAAGGTGTTTTAGAATTAGGACCTGGTCGTATTATTACAGAAGATGGTGATGTGTTGATCCATTCTTATTATGCTCACACAGATGAAGTTGATTTTTTAATTGTTACACATGATGGAACAACTGAAAGCAGATTGCAACACGAAACATCAGGAAGTGTATCTGGTACATTAGAATCATTTGTTGGTGCAACAAACATTATGACACTTACAAGTCCTACTGGAACCTTTGATGATAAAGTTACGATTACAGGTGGTACTTCAAGTACAACTGCAAGAGTTCGTAATGCTGATAGAGCAATTATGACCTCAACGAATGGAACAGTTATTACAACAGATGGTGCATACACAGGTGTTGATGGACAAATTTCAGAATCAACGAAAAAGATACAAGACAGTTTGTATTATCAGGATTATTCTTATGTTGTAAGAGTAGGTGAGAGTATCGCAGCTTGGAGAGATTATCTCAAATCTGCCGTACACCCAGCAGGTTTTTATGTTGTTGGTGAAGTAAGCATACGAACACTATTAGACGCAAAAATGAAAGTTGGATTTGTGAGAACATCTGGTGTTGTTGAACCTGATGAGGTTGTTGAAATATATACAGTTATATTTGGTGAGAAGATAGGAAGACGATTAGGAACAACAAGTGATGGTACAACGCAAAGAACAAACGCCGAAAGAGGTATTGAATTTGCTGCTTCATATACATCAAACACTAGAGATGTTACATTAACAACAGAAAGAACACTTAATCTTGGTCCAAGGTCTTCACCAAAGACCGTGCAGGGAGTTGATGTTATACAAGGATTCGTTTATGGTGGTCCTAGATATTCTGCCATTAATCGTTTTGCCTCAACGGCTTTTGACCATACTCCAGATAAGTTACTTATGGATGCTTCAGATGGTTCTTCTACAGATGAAAAAGATGATATTATATTAGAAGATATTTTAAACAATGGTGAAATAAAGCAGGAACTTGGCTTAAGAGATATGGATAGTGGAGTTACACTTGTTATTTTAAATAATGTATTGATAACAGGTACAGGTAAGACACCACCCAATGGAGAAACACCTACATTTGCGACTTTTAATTCTGATTTAAAGACAAACTTTGCCATCCCAGCACAAATAAATACTTCATATGCTTAATTTATGATTATAAATATTAATGGAGTGTATAAATAGATTATAGGAAACAATTATGCCAGCAATTATTACAAAAGATTTTAGAATCCACAACGCAAGACAATTTCAAGAGAGTTTTAGTGAAGCCGCTGATACATATTATCTTGCAATAGGACGACCTCAAGCATTTGCAGACAATCAAGCATTTAATGATGGAACAGATACATCTCCACCAACACCAGTTGATGATGTAGGACAAGTAGAATACTATGCATATGATGATTTATTGTCTGCTAAAAAAATAGCAAGTTCAGATACGACATTAGTAATACCAAGGAGAGATTGGGCAACTGGCACTACTTACGATTATTATAGACATGATTATGGAGATATTAATACTGCTGGTGCTACAATTACATCTAATAGTAATGCGACAACTTTATATGATTCTACATTTTATGTGGTAAATTCAAGTTTTGATGTATTCGTATGCATAGACAATGACGGTGATACTGCTTCAACAACTGAACCAACTACTAAACAAGCAGCTATATTTTCAACTGCTGATGGATACAAATGGAAATATATGTATTCATTATCTTCTGCTGAACAGGCGAATTTCTTATCAACAGACTTTATGCATGTTTCAACAGAATCAACAGATTATTCAACAGTTGGTGGTGCAATTGAAAATGTAAAAGTTACTGCAGGTGGTGCTAGTGGTACAAATGGAACATATACAAGTGTGGTAATTCGTGGTGATGGTACAGGTGGCAGATGTACAGTAGTTATTGCTGCTAATGCCGTAAGTTCAGTTACAGTTACAACAGCAGGTACAGGATATACTTTCGCAAGTGTACTTGCTAGTGATATTGGTAGTGTAGTAGGTGCTGATATTGATTTTATTATTTCACCTCCTGGTGGTCACGCTACAGATGTAGTTGCTGAATTAGGTGGTTTTTATGTGATGACAAATACGAATTTTACACAAACAGAAAGTGGTGAATTTAATACAGACAATGATTTTAGACGAGTTGTATTAATACGAAATCCTATTGATAGCGATAGTGCTGCTACGGCAACAGAATCAACTTTAGATTGCACAAAGTCAATTGTGTTTAGTGGTTCACCCGGAACATTTGTAGCAGATGAAAAAATTACTCAATCAAGTTCTGGTGCAGTAGGTTATGTTATTGATTATACTTCAGGAACAAAAACTTTAAGATATATTCAACCACAATTTGCAAATCAAGGTATTGATAGCAATGGAACTTTAACCGCATTTACCGGAACAGATACCGTAACAGGTGCAACTTCTAGTGCAACAGGCACACCAACAACGCATGATACAACTCCTGAATTACAACACGATAGTGGTGATATCTTATACATTGAAAACAGGAAACCTGTAACAAGGGCATCTGACCAAACGGAGAATGTAAAGCTGATTGTAGAATTTTAGGGGTGAAACATGGCAGTTAATTTTAATGTAGCACCATATTATGATGACTTTTCAGAAGATAAAAATTTTCATAGAGTTTTGTTTCGTCCAGCTTATGCTGTTCAAGCAAGAGAGCTTACACAATTACAAACAATATTACAAAATCAACTAGAACGATTTGGTGAACATGTCTTCAAGGATGGTTCCCAAGTTATTCCTGGTGAGGTTACTCTCAATACAAAATATGAATATGTTAAGTTAGCTTCACATACAACTACGGATGCTTCTGATATAGAAGGTTTAACTTTAACAGGTGCAACCTCTGGTGTTGAAGCAACAGTTGTTAATAGTTCAGAAGCATCCTCAAGTGCGGCTGCAACTCTTTATGTTACCTATACTAAAACAGGTACAGACAATTCATCAAAAAGATTTACAGACGGTGAAACACTAACATTTACTGGCGCTAGTGCTGTTGTAGGTTCATCTACAACTTTACCCACAACTACTGGTGCAACTGGTCAAGCGTCTGCTGTAAATGTTCAAGCAGGTGTTTATTTTATCAATGGATATTTTGTAACAAATACGGAACAAACTTTAATACTAGACGCTTATACAAACATACCATCTTATCGAGTTGGTTGGACTGTTACAGAAAGTTTTGTAACACCAGAAACAGATACTACGCTTAATGATAATGCGACAGGTTCATCAAATGTAAATGCACCTGGTTCTCATAGATTTAAGATTGCTTTAACACTTGCAAAGAAAACAACAACTGCAACAGACGATACAAATTTTGTGGAGTTGTTAAGAGTTAAGACTGGTACAATTGAGGAAATAGTTAAAAGAACAGATTATAATATTTTAGAAGATACCTTAGCAAGAAGAACAGCTGATGAAAGTGGTGATTATGTAATTAAACCTTTTGATATAGATGTAAGAGAACAT